CAAAAGGAATCTGACAAACATAATGAATGTTATTTGCTGTTTGTTCTGTTGTACTTGGTACAGGGAACAAATGCATTTCTCCATTATTACGACGAGGATCATAATAAACCTGAATAGGATTGCCAGAACTTGTCTTATTACCTAGAATATTATACTCCGCTTGGGTAATAATTCGCATAGGAACATCTACATTAGAAGTAATGTTATGATTCCATGCTTGTAATACTTTGAGTGGTTTAGGATTACTTACAGAATAAACAGCTTGTCCAGAAACCAGCGGAAGAGTTCTTTCTGTAATTGCCCACAGAGGCATTCCATCTGCTGCCCACGCTTTAACAAGACTATTAAGAGCAGTGGCAGCTTCTGAAACCTGTAGAACTGTTGGAGTTTCTCCTTGTGAGATTGCGCCGATTAAACGCAAAGCACGTTTAATAATTTCATCTCTATTTGTAGAATAAGCAGTAGTGCCACTGGTTGCCATAATTAACCTTTCAGTTTAAGGAGGGCAATGACAGCAGTGAGTGCTGTTGCAATGCCGCCTGCCCATTTGATAAATCCCACAATGACATTTGCAGCTTTCCATGCGGCAACTAACTCTTCTACATCGGCGGCAAGTTTGTCTAGTTTAGCTTCAATCTCGGTTAGTCGTTCATCATCATGTCGTCGGTTCTGGTCAGTCATTTGGTATCCTTTTAATACGAGGTGAGAACATAAACATGGCTCTACCTCTTTCTATGTTGTCTAACATCCATCCAAAATTTAAATCCAGATAAAATGTTTTAAAGTAAAACTTTCTGTGCCATTGCCAAGCTGATGGATGACCTTCTGGTAAGGATAGAACAGTCCAGTTAAATCCGTATACACGATTGCGAAGTAACCATCCAACCATTGAAAGATACCCGAAGGTATGTTCTCGATCCCACCGCGCATCTCCCCGCAGACTATTGTCCGGTGTATCGAACCAAGCCAACCATAGAGGAAGGCGAGGTTCAACACGTAGATATTTATTATTGTCTGAATTACCTAAACGGTCCTCGCGGAACAGCGGCAGGAAAGGTGTCACCAGCCATGCAATGATCTGTATGAATAGTGACGCGAGTAGGTAGGCTAGGTATTTCACGGAATCTCCGCAACAGCCGCCGTGCCAAAATTGACTTTGGTTCCGTCCGAAGAGGTTGTGATTTTAGCGGTCATTATGCTTTCCTTAAGAGGGCACCAGAGGCGAATGTGTTGGCCGATAAACTACCACCCGTCGGAGATGCAAGATAATGGAACTCAACATAATCAGAGGAACCATTCAAATATACCTCAGCCGTCACGCAAGCGTTTCCTGCTGTTCCATTATAGGGGCCTTGAATCTGCCTACGGATAAGGGCCCCATTCTTTTTTATGTCAACTCCACAGTATGACATAGAAGTAATGGAGAACTCAGCCGAGCATGATACCGAATACCAACCAGCTACTGTAGGCTTAAATTGTCCACTGGTGTAACATCCTCCATCATCACGAGTTTCCGTAAAGGCAATAAGGCCACTGGTTGAGATACCACTTCCGGGGAATGTACCTAAGAATCCAACTATATCTTCATGCTGAAATGCCACCTTCCCATCAGCATCTACCGTCATAATATCTTGTGTAGTAGCTCCGGCATTCCCTCTTGCCAACTTCATTGTACCATCAACTGCCTCAGCAGTTATAGTGAAATTATTAGTAGCTGTACTAGAATCTCCAAATTGACCTGCTTTAATCTTTGGACTTGTTATAGTTTTGTTTGTTAATGTAGAAGTAGCACTATCTTTTGTGGTATCACTAGTATTGTCAACATTACTTAAACCAACCATTGTTTTAGTAATACCACCCACTGTTCCTGTAAATGTGGGTGAATTAATGGGAGCTTTATTTGTATTTAAAGTTGTATAATTAGAAGTTATACTATCATTTAAACTTATGTAGTTTGCATCTATGGTAGCACTTAAATTTATAATATTAGAATCAGCTTCTAACCAAGATAAAGGTGAACCTTTCCCAGAACGTGTAATAAGTGTTGTCAAAGTAAATCATCTCCTATAATGTAATTTATACTTGTATATCCAGAATCCCAATACAAATTATAAGGCATAACTGTAAATATATAAGCGGGTACAGGTCTTGTAAAGGGTACAGTTATTTTATCTGTTTTTGCTTTAACAAAATCTTGTGGATGCCTATTTTCAAAATCATCCGGACAAACAACGAAGCCATCCCATCTCTGTTTAGCTTCGTGTGCCTTAATTTTCTTAGAACAAACATCACACGTAACGTTCCACTCTCCAGAAATGAAATGGTTTTTCTTCATTTGTTTTTATATATCCAATAAAGATTGTTAATTAGTAGTGCCACAAACGGAACCACTAATGCGATCATCGCCCACTCCTCTAACCCACCAGTCAAAGCGAAGTAAGAAACCATCGCAATGATCGGCAGACGGATGACAGCCTGACCGACGTACAGCCCAAGCTTGGCGATCAGGAAGCGCATGACTGGATTGGCTTCCTTCAGGCCGTTGCGGATGCCGTAGGTTGTGGTCGCAGCGTCGGCGGCTTGGAGCAGCAGGAAGGCGATAAGGCAGATATTAGAGATGGTCATGAAAGCCCCTAATATGCCGAGAAAGACCCGGAGCCAGTGGTTCCTGCGTCGCCTGAGTAATCGCGCCGATAGACAGTGCACCCAACATCAGATGCGGCACCGTATGTATTCCCTGTTGAAACGCAGGAATCCAGCCACATCTTTGTTGCACCTGTTCCATTACCGGCCCTGAACCCGGAATACGACGCCTTCCTACCATTGGCTGCGGTGCAGGCTATCATCCAACTATTTGACGCATTAACATCCGCAATCTGATCGTTTTCGTTATGGTGATAGTTGCCGTTCAAGCGCACGATGGTCGTTCCATTGTGCACTGTGCTGCCTTGATTTGCTGTTCCCGTCATAATCGCACCACACATGCGTGACTCACACCCAATTTCTAGCGCCCTTGGTGCAGGACCGCCTCCATAGTCACCATACGAAAAATTATCGCCGTGATTCGCTGAAGCTGTACAGTTTTCAAATGCGATATCCACATTGCCAAGGCAATTTACAGACTGAGTCCCGGTGGCATACTTGAATGTGCAGTTTTTAAACTGTGCGATTGTTGTATAGGTGGCGCTTGTTTGTTTGACTATAAATGTGCCAGCCCCGCCACGAAAGTGAATATTTTCGAAGTAGCATATGCCGTTAGCCGGAGCGCCTGGAAAATCAATGTACTGGCCTGGACCGCCCCACGCTTCGAATACGTGAATATTGGCATCCGGAGCGCGACCGTCCGAGGTATGCACATACACTCTGGAGGAGGCGGTATCAGTGTAATACGTACCCGCCACAGCTTTACACGCCGCAATGGATGCTGATGGGATTAGTGCAACGTGGTCGCCCCACGCATCAGGAATAGAGCCATCCCAAACAGATGATGCGTAGTTAGCATATCCATAACCTGCGACAGATGCGTAATAAGTATTACTGGCATCAAGAGTCCACGTCAGCCCAGGAATCTCGTCGCTACAGATAACAGGATTTCCATCCCATGATACGCAAGCAAACTCAACTGCTTCAGGGTTTGAATTGTGAAAATTCTCCGTCAGGTAATAGGTTCCCCCATTGACCTTCAAAAGCATCTTTGGCGCCACGCCACGATTGTTCAGCAACGCTTTGTAAATGGTCTTGTAGGGTAGCGCCGAAGTTCCCGGATTGGTGTCCAGCCCGGTAGCCTTGTCGACGTAATAAGTCGTAACCCCTGGGCCGCCTTCCACAAGCGATGTAGAGGCTGAAAAATTCGTCGAAAACACGCTGCCATTTTTAGTGAACGTTGCCCCAAATGGCACGGACGGAAAACCATCCGGCGCTTGGATCAAGGCCGCGCCCCCTGCAACACCTCCATAAACTTTTGTTAATGCCAAGCTAATTAAACTTAGTTGCATATAACATCCTTACCAAAGAGCAATAATGTTACTCGCAGTTGTATTTGTAGACATTACCTTGATAACTTGAATCGGTAGAATACCAACAGGTACATTAGAGAATGTAATTGTGTTTTCGTCATCTGCCATCACGACAGCAATATTACCTGTAGTACCTACATACAATGCACGAGTACATGGCAGAATAGTAGAATCACTTGGAGTAACTACTAGTGCAGAATGTGCTGAAACGGTTGCATTTGCGGAAGTATATTTTCCTGCCATTTTGAATCCTTTAAAAAGAAAGGGAGTAAATTGCGGTTAAACAACTTACTCCCTCTAGGGTGTTACAGAGTTAGACCCTGTGGAGGAATATAATATTCCACTTTAACAATAACTGGATTAGTTAGAGTTGCACTAGCCTTTAGATAAACAGTCTTATCCGCAGTTAGTTGAACACCAACACCGGCACCAGTAGCAGCACCAGATACTGCATAACCAGTAGAGTTAGGAGCAAAGGCACTCAGTAGTTCAACACCACCATTGGTATAACCAACGTTGATAGTTTGAGTAGTATTCGCACCAGCACTAATGGTATATACACCAATAGGCACAGCATACTTAGGCAGGACGAAAGCGGCGAAACCTGTAGAACCATCTGCTACTTCAAGGATACCCACCTTTACAAGTGGGTCCCTTGCCGCAGGAGTGGTAACAGTTACGCCAGCAGGGCCGACGAAATTAGCTGCCATTATGCACCAGCACTACCATAAATAGAACGTGGATCAGACCAACCGAATGAGTAACGAGCAGTAGCCTTGAACTTTGCGTTCTCAGTATCAAAATCGTTATCCATTTCGAAAGCATCACCACGACGCTCGAAATACTTGATACCATCCTTAACGTTAGTACGAATGAACCAAGCATCAGCATCGGTTAGATAGTGATTGATGGTAACATTGCTAAATAGACCCATGTCCTTGAGAACGTTCGGATCATTTAGATCAGTACCAACACGACCATCAGCACCAAGAATACGCTTGACTTCAAAAGTCTGTTGATAAGGAATAACAAGTTGTTGAGGACGAGCAGCGATCAGAAGACCACGATCATCACGGAAACCTGCAATATCAATAACAGCTTGTTCAAGAGCAGCTTCTGATAGGTCAGCAGCAGTAGCAATCTTGTTAGAGAAAGTACCACCAGCAACGTTAGGATGAGAAGCGGAGATTAGTTCAACACCATCACCACCCTTGTAGGCTGAATCGAATGCGCGATTGTAAATGTTCGCACCAACGATTTCCTTGGTTTGACGCATTGAGCGGGCAAGAGCCTTAGCCTTTTGTGCACCAACCTTACCATACTGATCATCTTCAAAGATTTCACGAGTAACGATAAAACCAAGAGCATACACAACATGGTTGTATCGTGAGGTGAAGCCTTGACGCTCAGTATCGTACTGGATTGGAGCGCCTTCGTTCTTAACAGCCGCTAGGCCAAAAGAACTTAGACCGAGGTCTTCTTCATAAGCACGATCAGATGAATTCTTCTCGAAGAGCTTATCCCATTCAACTGGATAGTCCGCGTACTCTTTACCATAAATGGAATTGAGGCCGGGCCAAAGTAGTTTCGCAAAACTGGAACTAGTAATAATACCTGACATTTTCTATACCTTTCTATTAAACGCCTACAGTTCCGACAGACTTGAACTGGTGGTTGTTGATTTGAACTAGAACTTTAGTATAGTTGCCAGTTACTTCGTTGTCAATCTTCTTGCTAACACCAAGAATCTTGAACGGTAGAGTTGCAGCAGTACCCTTGTCAGACATATTTAGTGAGTGGGCTGAGTTACCTGTGGTGGTAGAACCGGAGCCAGCGAAGATGTTTGCATTTTGACCAATGTCTGCAACAGCGAAGGAATACGCAGAACCAGCAGCGGTAGCTTCAACTTCATAAATTAGATCAGGAGCATCAGCTACAAGAACATACTGTTCAACAGAACCGGGGCGATACACAGGAGTATCAAGAGAGATACTACCAGCAGACATGCGACCTTCAACCGGATCGAGCTTGGTATTGATAACACCAACAACGACGCCAAGAGCAGGTTGACCAGTACCAGCAACACCAGCAGCATGTGCAGTTACATATTGGATACCGGCAGCATTACCGTCAGCAGCGAGTTTAACAACGTCGCCTACGAAAAGTGCAGTGGAGTCACCAGAAGCGACACCATAAATGTTAGCTTGGCCGTTATATGGGGCACCAGTAACATGTTTAACGGGACGAAAGCCGTTAATCTTGGAAGTATTTGCCATACTTATATTTTCCTTTGAGGTTAATAGAAGCTAACCTCAGAGCATTAGGTAATGTTTAATTTACCGTACATACCTTGAGAAGCTTCTTGTTTCATTGCCTGCTCAGTTTCATTAATTTGAGCAGCCTTTGCAGCTTGATCTTCTTCATAGTATTCTTTCTTAGTACGCATTAGGTAAGAAACAGTAC